CCCAGTCCGTTGTAGTCAATGACCGGCACAGTGGTGGACCTGCAATTGAAATGCTGCGGGGGAACAGGCCCCTTACCGTAATCAAACTCTTGCCCGTCAAGCGCACGACAAATTGCGCTAGTTCTGGTGTCTAAAGTCGCGACGTATCGATAACGCTTGGTCACATCCTGGTTTGCCCTGTAAACCTGCTGACTTGTCTCGTTGGCTACTTGATTAATGCTCGTACGCACCATCGCGTTGACTTGGTTGTTGGCGAGAGCTGTCAACTGCCCTCCAGCCTGTGTGATCTGACGCAAGCTGCCGGGCTGGCCAAAGCGAAGCCGACCCTTTAGCTGCCGTGCAATCTGGTCAGTTGACTCGCCAGTCAGCAGCCCATTGCGTACAGTTTTTGCAAAAAGATCGGCCTGCGATTCAGCAAGTCCACGAAACGACTTTTTAAGCACCTTGCCATTCGGCAACGTAATGGTCGTGCCCTGAGCAGCCGTAAGACGAAACGTCTGCGGCGAACCAGCAACAGCCGCCTGCAAGTCATCACTAAGCGACACTACGTTGATTGCTGTGGGGTCCACCGTTGCTACTGACTGAGCAAACTGCGGACTGATCTGCACGCTGCGTATCTGTTGACGCAACTCAATCGGCAAAGCACGTCGCAGCTCGTTCACCACAAACTCGCTTTGTAGTTCTGCCAAGCCCTGCAGATCTTCGACAACCGCAAGCGTGCTAGTGCCGGCCCACCCATCAAGGGACTCTTTTAGTTGCGCAAGAATCGCCCTAAGCCGTGCAGCTTTCGCAGGCGCCGCAAGCTCATCAATCCCACGGAGCTGATCAACAGCATCCAAAATAAGATCGTTGTATGTAACAGCAATCCGCTTGGCAACGCTGTTGCTAAATCGATTGAGGTCGATTGCATTGCGATATAGCTCCGAGGGTGTGCTCATAAATCATGCAGATCAAGCCGCTCGGATTTTTCAACGCAGATAACAGACACATCCGCCCCGATTGTTAAAGCGTTGCCGACGATGTCGCTGAACTCTTGGATGACCTGTGCGTCCCTCTTATTTACGCGGGTTTCCGTGACGCTGTAGATCCCGTCTTCGTCGTACCAAGTGACGCGAACAATGGCATAAACGTCCTGTTTGAGCTGTTGCCTGACGTAGTACAGATACTGTTTGTCAGGCTCTTGCTTCTCGGTCTTCCTCAGCTTGTTAATCCAGCTCATCAGTAGCCTCCGGGTCTTCCTCCGGCATTGTGCCTTCAGTCTCAACTTCGGGTTCGGGCTTGTCCATTTCAATTAACCCGCCGGTCTGTGTTGCTTCGACTTCCTCTTCAACATCAAACTCATCACCCAGCACCTCACCGGCTGACAGTTGGTTGAGCAGGGTTTCCTGAGTGATGGTCCCAGCGGTGTAAAGCTGCAGCAATGCCTGGATTTCCTGCGGCTCTAAGCGTGTTGCCAAGAAGTCGCGGTTGATAAAGCTGCTGCCAGCTTGTGCCTGCTGCATGAACTGCGCGTGGAACGTCAGGCAGTTGTCAATCAGGTCTTGCATCTGCTGCGCAATCACCATCATGGTGCTGTCGCCCTGGCTCCGATCAATTCGCTTGGCTTCTGCTGTCTCTGCGCTGAGCTTTTGCCCAAGCACTGCAGCAAGGCCCAGCTCATTGATCTGCTGAGCAATCTGCTCAAGACGCTGAAACTGTGCGCTGTAGCTGTTGCCAGATGGCTCGATGTATTCAGCACGCGCTGTTTCAGGTAAAGCCATTGCCTCCCCAGGGCCTGCGCTGATCTCCTCTGCCGATTGCGGAAAGCCATAAATGGCAAGCATCGGAACTGCACTGATGTGCAGCTGATTATCTAAATCAGACTGCACTTGATATGCCTTTAGGTTCAGCTCCGCAATGTCAGCCAGTGGTGGTCGCGACTCAAGAACACCAACGCGGTTTGCGTAAGCAACAGCAAATGGAATTTCGCTCAAACTGGTGCGGCCCTCATCCACAAGAACAAAGTCGCCCTTCTTGTCTTTTTGGTGGATCTCAAAAGCGCCAGGCGTTAACACTCGCACCTGCTGCACTTGCTTTTCGCCGTACAGGCCATCCGGCACGGTGATTTCTTCCATCAGCCGCAACTGAGTCAACTGTTGCTTGCCGTCCTTGATTTCAGACCGCCACCCCAAAATTTCTCTTGGCGTGAAAGTTACATAATATGGCCTGCCATTTTCACCGGCTTTGGGTGCATCCACCAAAACGCCTACATGCCCATACCGGATGCACTTTCTGGCTGTTTCATAAGTCCATACATTCAAATCATTTCCCTGCAAGTCAACGTCGAACAACTGCTCAGTAACAACGTCGCTGACATCTTCTAAACGCACAGGCTTGCGGGTCAACATGCCTGCCAACATTCGCTCCAACCTGACGTAGTACGGCGCAAGCGTTGAGCGCATAAGCCTGTTGTCATATGCCTCGTCTAGTTCTCGCGGTTCTTGCGGCAGGTATTTTCTATGCCCTTTTCTGATGCCGTAAGTGCCCTGCAGCAGAGCCTCAATCAGAAGCCAATGCGGCTCTTGATTTACGTAAGCCGTATTTGGGCTTTCAACAGTGGTGACATTGCCAACACGCTGCCTACCTGAGAAACCTGAATACACGACCTGAGCCCGCCCGATGATCTGATGTTAATCGACAGATCTATAGACACAAGAAAAGGGAGCCGCTGTTAACTGCTCCCTTCTCTAGGTTTTTGTGCAGATCCCTCGGCCCAGCGCAGTGTGGTGGGTTCCCGACTTCACTGACAATGATCCCCTGGGTCGGCGCACCGGTGGTTCAGATTCACGGGATCAATATAGGCGAATCCCTGTGCCCCGTCCAGCTCGTGCATTCAGTGGGCTGAACTCACGCACAATCAAATAACCCAACGCATCAACCATGTGGTCATAGCCATTTTCTTTGTCAGGTTCGCCTTTGTCTGTATACGACTGCAGCTCCAAGCACTCAATCAATTTCTTGCACTTTTCAGAGACTTGCACCCGCACTTCGCCCTTGGAGTTTTCCAGCAGAGCTTGAACAGCAAGAACCCGATCACGGATGGGAGGGTTAGAACGCGGCGACTGGTTGCTGAAACCGTATGACTCCAGAATCTCGATGTCAGTCCGCGAGGCATTAGTGCTGCGGTTTCCGCCTGATGCATCAGGGTAGACATAAATGCGACGGTTGGGAAATCGCCTGCGGATCTCTGAGGCCAAATCGTCGGTGTCATGAGCACCGCTGATCTCGTCGATCAGTAGAAGCTGGTTTCCGAGGCGTCGACCGATTACCGCGTTCGTGTTGGTCACGTTGAAGTCAATTCCAATGCGTAGAGGTTCGGAATCGAGTTCAGGGATATTTTGCGTGACGTGCTTGGCGCGGTCAAAGCGGTCGTAAACTTGGCCAGTGTTCAGGTTGACGAAGACTCCGTTCAGATAGGACTGAATGAGTTGCTCTGGGTAGTTTTCCAGAAGCGAGTCAACAAACCCCTCAGGTAAATAGGGGTTATCTGTTGTTTTAGCGCGAATCAACGCGGTGTCGTCACCTGCATTCTTTTCAAAGGTGTCGAACGCCCAGCCAAAACCCTCCGGGGTGGTGGCCGCATAGAACTGCTGCACGTTGCCAGAGCGCAGACGCGCTAAGGCCATGCGCATTGCTTGCGTGGCAACAGACTTGCTGGCTGTGTCTGCCTCGTCGAAACCTACCGCGCAAAGGTTCTGACCACGAATCCGGTTGGCCGTTTCCATCGTGCGTAAAAGGATCGTATGGCTGCCTTCCTTGAAGTGCAGCCGATACTCAGGCAAAGGACTCACGCGGAAGTCATACGGGATCTGCCATTTATCAAGCAGATCATCCATTGTTCGCATGAGAATATCTCTGAGCATTGGAGCGATTGGCTCGAACAGCGCAGAAACGTGGCCGACGTTGAGGGCCGCCATGTGAAGGCTCTTGCAAATTAGGCCATAGGTTTTGCCTGCCCCAAAACCACAAACAAGGCCGAGCTTGCGGTGCTCTATGTCCTGGCAAAAAGCGACCTGATGCGGAAGCAACCCTACTTGCACACGCTGCAAAACTTCAGCGGTGGTCGGCTTGCTGAATCGCTGGAGATCAACGATGGGCGCTAGTAACGGCTCATTGCTAACAACGTCTTCAGCGAGGCTCATGACATCTCAAAGCGCAGAAGCCGTGCTTGCAGCTCGATGGCTTTCAACGCTGTGCTGTATTGCTTGCCATTCGTGGCTTTGCGTTGGATGTCCTTAAGAGCGCATAGCGACTCATGCAACCACTCTGGACGCTCTAACTCGGCATCAAGCTTCTGATGCACCCTGGCGCGTTTGATGTACTCCTCAACCTGTCTGTCACTGAT